TTAATGCTGTTGGTGCGCTTGGTATTAACGCAGGAGCAGCCCTAGGCATTAAATCTGTTGGTACTATGGACTTACACGCTACTGGTCAATTAGGATTAGGCGCTGGTGGACTCGTTAATATGGACGGATCATTAGTTCTTATTGGTAATGGTACATCAGGTGCTACAGCAGGCTTAGCCGCAGGTACAATCACATCAGCTAAGGCAGCACAACTAGTACAGTCTGGTACGGCTACAATACCTCCTTTAAGTATAACAGAGATTGCTACAGTTGTCAACCCCGGAGATATTCCTCCTAGTCGTGTTCCTGTAGGACATACAACGAATGCTGCCTTTAGAACAAGAAGACCTCCTCCTGCTACAAGTAGAGCGAGTGACGATACAACAGATGGCAGTACATCAGCATCAGCGAGATCATTTGCCAATGCCGCAACTGCTATAGCGAAACGTGGTAACTACGTAGGAGCATCTGTACTTAAAGATGATCCCGAGTTCCAAGCTAAGATGAAAGATATGCTAGAGAAGTATCCAGGCTTAACAGAAGAAGAACTACTGAGAGTTATGCAAGGCGAGAGTAATTTTAACACGAATGCACTAAATAGTGATAGTGGTGCTGTTGGCTTATTCCAATTTATACCTGGTACTGCTGAGATGTTAGGCTATACGACTGGTGAGATACAGAACATGTCTGCATCAGAACAGCTAGGTGTATACGATAAGTATCTCGAAACGTTTAATTATTCTGGTGGCAACTTAGGTATTATGCAAGCCGCACCAGCATATGCTTCTAGAGGAGATAGCTATGAAGTCTATGCGCCTGGTACGAAAGCATTTGATCAGAATCCAGGATGGGTAGGTAGTGATGGTAAGATCACTGTCGGCAGTATTAACAGTTACTATACAAATCAAGCATTAGGATAAGACTATGACAGCTTTATGCGAATCAACAACACCATTAGCATCACGCTTTGATGCCTCTTTACTGAATGCTGACTCAGACATCTTTAAGGAGATCGATGACTATACCAGACTCGTTGATCTGAATGCCAATCCAATTGAGCGATTAGATAGACAAACTGTTATAGATTTAACAAATAAAACTAATTTTATGCTTGACAACTTGGATCTTTCAGAGTATAATACACTTAGTGATAGATTTCAACAAGCTCCGTTAACATTCGTTGAGGTAGCTGACTTTATTGTATCAAACAATATGGATCTCGACACTATAGCATATGACATAGGGCTATGGCAAGATGGAATGACTCCTCCGACTACTGCTCCTGTTGACTCGTATCTAGCTGATCTTGACTACTACTTAGACTTGAATCTAGGTAAATCTATATCAAGTGGTTTATGTGGTGCGTTTGCGAATATCTTTGCCACTCTAGGTGGTATCTTTACACTCATTAGTACAGCCCAAGAATTAATAGCTGATATCAAGAACTTAGCAGAGAAGGATCCTTTGAAGCTTGCGAAGTCGTTGACTCTTGCTGCCGTGTTGAAGAAGATTAAAGATACAGTACTAGAGATTGTAGATAAAGTTATAGCACAGTTAATGAAACAAGTACAGGGCGTTGTTGATAGTCTTGTAAACATGGGTGAAGAATTAAAGTGTGCCGCTAAGTCTGCATTTGCTCATGTTATGATTGCCGCAGATCAAGTTAAAGAATTCTTTGATGATATTAATAAAGATGGCATGAAGAAGTCACTAGAGAAGTTCATGGCTAAAATGGTTGCTCAATTCGAAAGATTGACACCCGAGAACATTGCACTTATGATGTTTCGTTTCTGCCAGCTGACTGAAGTAATACAGAGTCTTCTCTCATCACCAGTAGATGGTCTAAAGAAACTTGCTTCTGCATTGACACTTGAACAAGCCGCTCTGAAGAGTGCTGGACTCGTAGAGACAAAGAAAGCAGTTAAAGCTGGTGCATTAAGACTCTCTCCTGAAGAACGTGCAGATAATATAGCACAAACAAGTGAGAAAGTCAATAGTCAAGCGAAAACTTTAAAAGAAGTAGCGAACGGAGAACAATCCTCTTATGAATGTCCTTCATGTCCCTCTGTAGAAGAGATGAGACAAGTAGCGGGTCTATCAGAAGCAGGCATACCAGGCAAGTTCACATTCGAACCACAAGTAATTAATCAGAACGATTTCGAGGGTAAGTATCTCAAGGGCGCTGGTTATAAGAAAGTAGACAAAGAAGTATGGTTTAAACTACTACGTCTACTAGATCAAACAGGTACGGCTGTCGTAATCAACTCTGGCTATAGATCAGCAGGTAAGAATGCTTCAGTAGGGGGTGCGAAGAAGTCTATACACATGACAGGTGGTGCTATTGATGTACGAGTCACGGGTGACTATGATACAAGAGCATCATTCGTTGTTGCAGCCTCACGTGCTGGCTTTACTGGTATTGGCATATACAGTTCGTTCATTCACTTAGACATAGCACATCGTAGAGCATGGGTTGCTGGTGAGCCTACTACACCATCAGATTATCCAGTGCCGGCAAGTCAAGTTAATCGATATGTTTCTTTAGCGGCGAGACATGATAATGATAAACTTCGTACAGCATAACATAAATAAAAGTAAAAGGCAAATTTAATGGCTACTATAACACCTCTTGCAAGAACACGTGAAGCACATAGTGACTTTCACAAGGACTTGGCTCTATTGCCTGGTCGTAATGACATTGCAAGAAAAGTCAATGAGAACTCTGTTAAAGAAGCAATTAAGAATATACTACTGACTGATCGTGGAGAAAGACTCTTTCAGCCACTTGTTGGTAGTGACATAAGACAACTACTATTCGAGAACGTAAGTCCTGTTACGTCTATTATCATACGAGATAGAATCGAATCAGCATTACAAACATATGAACCACGATGTGGATTAAAAGATGTAGAAGTCATTGGAGACATTGACTCTAATAGCGTAAGAATAAACGTTGTATTCTATGTCATAAATAATGAGACACCTCAAACACTTTCAATCGATATCGATAGGGTAAGATAATGGCAAACATTTCACCAGTACAAAATTTAGACTTCTTTGAAACGAAGTCGGCACTTAAGACATATCTGAGCAATCAAGATAGGTTTGCTGACTATGACTTCGAAGGGTCTAACATGAATGTGTTGCTAGACTTACTTGCATATAATACGTTCTATAATAACTACTATTATAATATGGCGATTAGCGAGATGTTCCTTGACTCTGCACAAGAGCGTAATAGCCTTGTGTCTCATGCAAAAGAATTAAACTATATGCCACGCTCACGTAGATCAGCAAAAGCTACAGTGACATTTAATATTACTGCTACACAGTCAGGCAACTTCTTTGTAATTCCAAAAGATACAAAAGTTAACGGTAAGTGTGGTAATACGACATTCACATTCATTGCTGATAAAGCCTATACAGCAGTATCGAATGAAGTCGCTACGAATCCTCTAGGACCTCGTGTATACACAGCTACTGGTGTTGAAGTATATCAAGGTCGATTAATGACAGAAACACTTGACATTTCAGATACAACGTTGTCTAATGAGATGATCGATTCTAGTTCTCTATACGTAGAAGTGAATAATGAAGAGTACGTATATAAGACAGACATATTTGGCATTACTGCTACTGACAAAGTATTCTATCTCCAGCCAGAAGAAGATAACAAGTATTCCATACAATTTGGACAAGACAAGTTTGGTAAACAGCCTACAGCAGGTGATACCATTACAGCGAAGTATCGTATTACATCAGGACCAGATGCGAACGGTGTAACATCTATGACTAGCAATGGTTTAACTGGTGCTGGTGGCGTGAATGTTACAGTTACAATTCCTTCTGCGGGCGGGCTTTTGACTGAGACTAGCGAGTCTATTCGAATGTTTGCACCTAAGGCTCTACAAGTACAAGAACGTGCTGTTACGAAACGTGACTACGAGATACTATTACGTAGTCGTTTTCCTAATATCGAAGCTATCTCTGTATATGGTGGAGACGAAGTAGAACCTCCTCAATTCGGAAAGGTGATTATCTCTGTAGACGTTACTGGCGGCGAAGGTGCCGCTGACTTTGAGATTGCGTCATTCAGTGACTATCTAAAAGACAAGACTCCATTAACGATTGAGCCAGTGTTTGTACCTGCTAAGTTCCTATTCATTGATACTGTAGTAGACGTAGTATTCGATCCTAACATTACGACTAAGAGTGCATCACAGATACGAAGCGAAGTAATGGCGGCGTTGACATCTTACTCTACTACGAATCTCTCTGACTTTAATAAGACACTACGACAGTCTCGTTTGGCGGCGGCTCTCGATAGTGTAGACAATTCGATTATCTCTTCAAGTATCTTTGCTTCACCAATTATTCAAGTTGTGCCTATATTGAGTACTGTACAGAACCCCGCTTTCTCATATGAGACAGCACTTGTACAGCCATATGCTTATGATGCTACAACAGGTCTATCAGGATTTACACCAGCTGTACGTACTAGTAAGCTGACTATCGAAGGTACACTAGTGTCACTACAAGACGATGGTGCTGGTAAGATGATGGCTGTGACTGCTTCATCTGCTGATGTATCAGTGTTTAAGCGTAACGTTGGTACAATTAACTATAGCACAGGTGCCATTAAGTTGTCAAATCTAATCGTAGATTCATACGAAGGTGGCGCAATTAAATTCATTGCTAACTCAGTAGCGAAAGACGTAAAAGCTCCTAAAGATCGTATCATTACAATACGTGGTGAAGACATCACTGTTAACGTAACATCATTGACGGAATAAAGAATGTTAAACGTAAGAGACCATATATCACCTACGATAGCTGAACAGTTTCCAGCACTCTATAGAGAAGAGGGTGACGTACTTGTAGAATTTGTTAAGGCTTATTATGAGTATAACGATTCTATTATGGATAGAAATATTCCTAAGCTTCGTGATGTTGACACTACTCTTGCGTCCTTTCTTATCTTCTTTAAGAAGAAGTATCTACAATCATTACCACTTGACACTGTTGTTGATACACGATTCATTATAAAACATATTCAAGACTTATACAAGCGAAAAGGTTCTGAAGAAAGTTTACGGCTATTGTTCCGTATGTTCTTTGACGAAGAGATTGAAGTCTTTTATCCTTCGACTGCTATTCTAAAGCCTTCTGACTCTATATGGGGTGGGGCAATATACTTAGAGTTAAAGCCAGTGAACACTGTTGATGATTATCCTATTCAGCGTGGTGACAAACTACAGGGTGACGTTTCTGGCGCTTCTGCGTTTGTAGACAATATCATCTTTGTAAACTTCTCTGGTACGATATCTCCTATTGCATATCTATCAAACGTTTCTGGTACATTCATATCAGATGATGCGATTACAGTAACAAGAGCAGGTGTATCACATGCACATGGTAAGCTTGTATTAGGATCGATTAGTGAGAATGTTATACAAAACGCAAGTCGTTCTCCTGGTCAAGTATTAGGTGATAAAGTTAAACTTGTATCGACTGCAAATGGATCAAGTGCAACAGGTACTATTAGTGAAGTATCAACAACGACTTCTGGCACGATTAATTTCATTAAAGAGGATGGCGGCTTCGGGTACGTCATTGAGCCTCCTGAAGATGTTAACGATGTATCAATATCGAACCAAGCTTTGATTGTAGCAGGTACTACAACTATCGACTCGATTAAACCAGGTCAACATATTGAGGTTGATGCTGGGTCATCATACACAGTAGACCCTATTACAGGTGCTGTTGGCGCCGGAACAGGAACGATCAGCGGGGCAGGAAAAGTTGTAGCATACAATCATCCGCTTCTCTATGTTAGAACAAACAGACAAGACCCTACTCCTGTATCAACACCACATACTAAGGCACAGTTTCTTTCTTTCGTATCAGCACAGTTTGCTCTTATTGCGGCTGGTAATTCTACTGCAAATAAAAAGATGTTAGCCATACTTAATATCGATACAGAAGACACAGACTATAGACTAGGTGATATATCTAATTCAGGTTATGACTTTATAACAAGTCGGTACATCACTCTAGATGACTCTGATATATTCGCTCTTTATGTAGCAGGTACTTTAACTAATACTGCACATACTAATTGGATTGAAGATAGATTATTGCCTGCTATCTATGCTCAAGGCTTTGGATATAAGTTTGACGCTTTGCCAGCGAATGAATTGGTTGACATAACAATTGGTAGTAATACCTCAGTCAAGATTAGTACAATAGCTGGATATAATGCGACTGCTAATTTTGAAGTAGCTAATATCGATAACACAGAACAAGTAAGAGTGATTACTGATTTCATTGGTGACTTTGCTGATAAACCTCTTGCTGTT